TGAGGCAATATTTGCATCGTCCAAAGTCTCGAAGAGTGGGTGTCACTCTACGACAAATGGGACAAGTCAATAAGCCTCCTTCACGTTGAGGATTATAAGGACACACTATCCATTTGTGAGATTTCCCACAGAATTGTGTGTGCTTGTTCTTCAGTCCCGAGCCTTGCTTTTTAGGGCGTGATTCGGGAAAATCCTCTTCGAATAAGGCAGATTTTCTAGACTTAGTTACTAGATAACTAGTCTTCTTGGCGCTATCCAAGGTTCGGTTGGCGGGGCTTCCGCTTCGATTCAAACTCTCGAAAACGTTATGAATTTTAGTTGTAGCCATATTGAAAAATGAAAACAAAAAGAAATGTTTAAGAAGTTCAATTGCAACCAAACAAATAAAGTTTGCAACCTAGCCATTTACTCGTGGCCATATTAATAAAGCTTCTTTTGTTCAAGAGAGAACGCAGCACGAACCAGGTCCAGGTGTTCAATGTGCATTTATCCGCTGGAGCGGCAAACTTTATTACTACGCGAGGTGAAAATGTATTGAAATACATCATGAGTTATTGTGGTTTGATACGGCAATAGCTTCTCTACATCGTCAGCACACAAAATGTCGTTCTTATGGTGAGACATCGGCAGATGAGATAGACTATAGCTAACAAACATTAACAATAGAGGTCATAACATATACCAAACATAAAGTTCAAAGTAAGAAAAGATAGATTAATATTTTTGTATTTTCTAAAATTTTATATAAACTATATAATATTTACAAAATCGGCAACAGTAAAACAGTATTTAAAGATACGATATTCATAATTCAAAATTAAAGTGTGTCCTAGTCAAGTTATAACGAACAACACTCGCAATTGAATGAAAGCAAAAGTCTTAATCCAATTTCATCCAGGGCTTCACACATTTGTAATGGCATAGTTTCCTGGGGCAATAATCCAAGCAGTTAAGTTGGGTTAAATGATTTGATACGAGTTAGCCTCGTGTATCAACCGAGGGGCTCTTTCCAACCACGGGTGACCTTTGACGATTTTGGTTGCCATATGTCACTGTACACACACCATGTTAAAAGAATACTCCTAGGGCTTGAAGCCCTAGG